AGTGGAAGTTTACGTGTGTGAGGAGAGTTTCCCCTATAGTTTAACTATTCTGTGACACGTACCAGTAGCTACAGTGTAACATGTTACAAGAATACGTGTCAATAGGGATAGTTATAACAGTATAGTTATACTTTACAGAGGAAGACACGCCTTCAAGGGCGTGTCATTACTATAAGAGTTTAACTTTATCCTAAGTTTACTACAGTATAGTTATAACTGTTAGAGTTTAACTCTATATTAAGGTTTTAAACTCTTTTATTACGTAGTAACTATAGAAAGTTTAACTTAAGCCCCCTTACCCCCAAAGTTATACGGATTGTGCAACCCCTGTCAAGCCCTAAAAAAGTATAGCTACCCCCATTTTTTCTGTATGTGTTGCAAAAGAGTCACACTAAGTGGTCCATAAGGGGGTACTACTGTGCATTTTTGCAGAGATAAGGGTTACTACCTATGCATTTCTGCACAGAAGTATATCAGTATTAGGAATACATGTGTGTTTCGGCATGTATATAAGCTTTAAGAGGGTAACTAAAAAAGCCCTTCCGTGTGTTTATACATATATATGTAACGGCCTACCCCCATGTGGCCCTCGCCCCGCCCCCGTGTTCTGCTTTTGTTCTGCTGTTTTTCGCTGCTTTCCATGCAATGCCTGCCTGCAGATACGCTAAGCCATTGTTTTTGCTGCACATTGCAACTGATTGTTCTTCTGTAAGTATAGAAAAAGGCTGTTTAATCAAGGGGTTATGCGCCTATGTGCAAAAATGCATAACGGGATGCACAACCCTTGCAAAAATGCATACCCCCTCAACTACAAGCAGAACAGACAGCAACCACAAGGCGAGTGCAGCTTTTCCAAGTAATAGCTCGCACGTGTGTGTGTGTGTGTAAGAACAAATCAGGAACACCCAAGAAAAGTGTTGCTATTATGCAACAGAAGTGAGAACGAATCAGGAACATCTCGGTATGTTTTCTGGTAAGTCATTGAATTTACTTAGGAAAACAAAGTTCTTGCAATCCTCAAACGATATGGGCAATCTGAATACATCGAAAGCGACAAGGCACGGCGGCACAAGGTTAAGACCTAGCACCAAGCGCAGCGTCCTTCTCGACAAGTCCGGTGCGAAGCCCGACAAATGAATTGACTAAACGACTAAACTATGCCTAACTGAATGACAGAATAACCGACTACCTGCTTTTTATCATAGGATGCATCCCGAAAGGATGTGGAAGTGCGACCGACTAATCGGCGCTAGGATTGAGCCGCCCTAGGTTTGGGCTCCCTAGTATCAAACAGCCTAGGCCCGGATTGTGAAGCAAGGCAATCTGGTGGCCCGTGATATAATCATCTTTCTGGTGGTGCGGGGAAAGTGTGTCTATCTAGGACACATTTAGAGTAAGACAGGCCAACCTGCCCTTCCGCTTGACGGATGGCTCTGAATGTGTCTCACTATAGACAACCTAGTTGGAGGACTAGATATGGAATGGAAACTTGGCGCAGGCACTGGAATATGGCTCACGACTGTGGATATTCATTGGACAAGAGAACATGACGATGTGCACCAGAGTTTACACGTTATGGTAGAGGCGGAATGGATGCATTGTGAAGCCTCTATGTGGATTGGCCTAGGCAAAACACGAACATACAACCTAACAGTCAAACGCCGACATATTATTGAAAGCAAAGAAGTGTCTGCCCTTTTTAATGAGGTCTACTTTAACGGAAAAGAAGCAGAGATAGAAGGTTGACTTATGTCTAGGGCTGGATCAGTCTGGCCCTAGTGATAAGACAATCTAGTTGGAGGACTAGCTATGACTTGGAAAGGTAATCTTTTGTCTTGCGGCAATAACGCAAAGACTGTCAAAGGCGATGGCTCTGAGTATCTCACGGCTATCATGTATCTGACGCCTTGGAAAAGTGCAGGTATCAATGTCTGCCCTATGGCTGAAACAGCAGGTTGCATTGACGGATGCCTCAATACGGCTGGCCGTGGGCAAATGTCCTCTGTGCAGCTAGGCCGTGCCCGTAAGACTGAATGGTTCGCAAAGGACCGTGATGGCTTCATGCGGCAACTTGTCAAAGACATTGCATCCTTTGTGTCATACTGTGACAAGCGTTCTATCCAACCTTGCATCCGACTGAATGGCACAAGTGATATCCGCTGGGAATTGCAGACTGTAGACGGTCAAACCATGATGGAAATGTTCCCTCAGGTGCAATTCTATGACTACACCAAGATTGCCAACCGGACTGTGCCTGACAATTATCACCTGACCTATAGCTACAGTGCAGCTAATCCTGCCTATGCTAAGCAGGTGAAGATTGCCCTATCCCGTGGCATGAATATGGCTGTGGTGTTCCGCAATAAGCGTTGCATACCTGCAACATTCTTGGGATTAAATACTATCGACGGTGATCGTGATGACCTACGCTTTCTTGACGGAAGCCAAGTTATCGTGGCACTGTATGCTAAAGGAAAAGCTAAACTTGACCAGTCTGGCTTTGTGCAGGACTAATCTTTAACCTACTTGGAGGAGTAGACTATGAATAACGTTTTCCACCCTGACTATGGCTATCCTGATTCAGTTCGCCTGAAGGTATGCCGAACAGCTATCACTATGGGTAAAAAACACGCTGCAGAAACGCATAATGTCAGCAAAAGCAGCGTATATATCTGGCTCAAAGTCTATAGCTATGATGCAATCATGCGTAACGTAGGGAAGCGGAACTATGCCTAATCAATTCGCAAAGACCCGTCCGGTAGATAAGCCCTATGCTATCTTCCGTTCCCCTGATGGAAACTTTACTTGGCACGTATGCAAGACATACCAAATGCCACAGAAAGAGAAAGCCAATCAATACGCCCGTTGGTTTGTCTGGGCAAAGAGTGGCTTCACCTATGGCAGCTTTGAAGCAGGTGACACATACTCCCGTGAGGTCATGTCATACGGGATGCTAGTTGCAGCCGAACCTGAATGGCTGACAGCCTACGGCAAGCACCTTGGTTACCCTACTCCGCAAGAGTATATTGAGAACACTTAGTAAGTGGAGGACTAGGACTATGCCTAACACGACAGTATGTGTTCATGTGAATAGTAAATATGTAAGCAGTGATGTATATGACTTGGATGTGTATGACTACTACACACTTGAACGTGCAGTTATGCATTGCGCTGGTCATATAAATGAGTGGATGGAATTAGGTAAGCCAGAGATGGCTCAGCCTTATGTTGACTTCAAAGCACGTATCAAAGCACATCTAGGGAGGAACTAGACCATGCCACTTAAAGATAAGGAAAAGAGACGAGAGTATAATAAAGCCTACATGAAAGCTTACAGGGAAGCTAACAAGGAAGCTATATCTGAGAGTAATAAAGCTTACTACGAAGCTAACAAAGAAGCTAAAAAAGCTTACAGGGAAGCTAACAAAGAAGCTAACAAAGAAGCTATAAAAGCTTACAGGGAAGCTAACAAGGAAGCTGTAGCGAAGAGAGACAAAGCTTACTACGAAGCTAACAAGGAAGCTTCATTAGAAAAGTCTGCTAAACGTAGGGCTTTAAAAAGAAACGCTGTCCCTAAGTTTTTACGTAACTGTGAAGAAGAAAAGAAACGGCTTCAAGAAATCTACAAGATACGACAGCTTTTGTCAGATGCTACTGGAATTGTCTATCATGTAGACCATATGTGGCCCTTGTCAGATGGCGGCCCTCATTGGTCAGGTAATCTACAAGTAATACCAGCACAAGATAACCTGTCTAAAAATGCGTCTGTTGACGAGGAAATCAAAGCTACAATCAAGGAAGGTTTGAAGTATGCAAGACAAGCCTACAAGGAACTAGACCATGCCTAATATTAAAAGAGGAGATGCCCAAATGAAACTAACAGATGAACAATACCGAGCCTTGGCTGATGACCTAGTTGATAACTTACATAGGGATGGTGAGACTGAAAACTACATCATCTTCCTGTGGAAAGAACTAGAAAAGCTAGACCCTACTTGGACTGAAACCTTGTCTATCGACAGCATTGACTTGGAAGCTAGGCTTGCAGAAGAGGAAGCCTTCAAGCAAGAAGCACTTGTATCTAAGCCTGAACAAGACGGTTGGGAAACTGTAATCCCTCAACTGTGACATAAATGCAACACTACTAAGTGTGACATAAATACCACAGTAGAATGGAGGTTCTATCTGTGTTACACAACTTAAGCCAAACAAATGGAGGAACATGACATGGCTTTTGATATCCCTACTGACATTGACTTCGACGTAGCTTTCGAGCCTACTAAACTAGATGACAAGAAGTATGTCATCAATGCTACGACTGGTGAACCTGTTGCCATCGTAGGTCAAAACTTTAAGTGTGCATCTCACGGTGACTTCTATCGTGAAGTATATGACACAGTGACACAAGAGTTTAGCCAAGCTGAGTTGCTTGATGCTAAGTTTAAGTGGCGCACTGCCCACAATGGCGGCTGGTCTATGCTTGACATTACTCTGCCTAACATGGTGACTCGTATTGAGACTGAACAGCACAGCACTGAGCTTGGCAACCGTATCATTGCCCTTCACGGTATCGACGGAACGTGCAGCAATCAAGTTTACTTTGGACAGATTGACTTCTTCTGCACCAATGGCATGATCCGTGGAGAGTATGACAAAATCAGACGTAAGAACACAGCCAACTTTACCCTCAGTAGCTTCATCTTTGAACTGGCACGTGCACGGCGTGACTTCTATGAGGAAGCATCTAAGATGCAGGTCTGGGCTGAGACTAAGACTAACGGCAGCACTGTGCTTAAGCTGCTTGAAGATATGCTAAACTCTGAACGCAAGGCAGAGAAGATGTATCATCTCTACTTGGCAGAGGCAGCTACACGTGGACATAATAAGTGGGCACTCTATTCTGCCTTCACTAACTACGCCAGCTATGCAGATGATCGCAATGGCTTCAACTTGAAGAACACTGGCAACGATACTCAATCTATCTCAATGTGGAAACGTGAACATGAAGTCAGCCAGTGGATTTCTGACAAGCGTTTCATAGAACTGGAAGCAGCATAATGAAACAACTAGCAGCAAGTATTGCAGTGCTGGCCTGTGGTTTATCCGCAGGTTCAGCATACGCAGCAGAAGTAAGAGATGCACACGTTGAGGATTACTTCTTTGACCGTGTTATCTATGAGCCTTACCGTGTGCGTGAGTGTCGCACTGTGCAACAAAACAATGCAGCAGGTGGTGCACTACTTGGTATGATTATCGGTGGCATCGGTGGCAAGGCTGTCACAGGTAAAGACGATGGTGCAGCAGCAGGTGCTATCGTAGGTGGCATCATCGGTGCTAATGAGGGTGCTAAGAACAGTGGCACCAGACAGGAATGCACCGAGGTAGAACGTTACAACACGAAAACAATTCGTGAATATGACTACTCAATTATTCACTTTACATATGGTGGACATGAGTATGAACTTATCTTTACTGACATCAACAGGAGCAACTAAAATGAAACAGCATGAACAAATCCTCAACCATCTCCGTAAAGCTGGTGGCCTGTCTGTGCGTGAAGCACTGGTAGATTACAGCATTCAGTCTTTCACTAAGCGTATCTCTGAGCTACGCAAGGAAGGCCATGACATTGTAGGTATCAAGTCTAACCACCCTGTCACTGGTCAGCGTTACACTCGCTACGTCCTAGCGTCTGCATGAAGTGGGACTTCTTTACAATCATCTTGGCTATGGCATCTATTGCCGTAGCCTTTGACCTAGCCCTAATGGTGTGGAGTATATACAGATGACAGTGTATGTAAAGATATTCGATACTAACGGGAAGCTGGTATGCTATGCTTCACGCAAGACAAAAGAGGAAGCTATTAGTTATGCTAGTGGCCTCCCTAAATGTGTAACAACTGAGATAACCTATGAAAGTCCAAATCATAACCCCTACTAAGGACGCAAGGCTAATCAGCCTGCCACGTAGACAGAAAGAACTAACCAAGGCTATTGATGAAGCCTTGTGGTATGGCGATAAAGATGTGTCCTTCTTAGACACGCAGCTAGAAGAGGTGCAAACCATGATAGATAAGGGTGAAGTATGGTATCCAAACTTTTAATGTTCGGCCCTATAATCTTAGTAGGAGTTATGTATGTCGCAGGACTTATCTACTTCACAGTCAAAGACTACAGAGAAAGATGACCCACATGACGAGTGGACAGAACACATTGGCAACTTACCTAAAGAGGGTAGCAATAGCGACAAGCGTCCTAGTAAACGTGTTAACTGGCGGAAACCTAAACCAGACGTTTAGTGCTAGGAACTGGGAACGGCAACGAAACAAAGAGCCTAACATCTACTGGCTTATTGACTTGATCTGCGGTAAAGATCACTGTAAGAGATGTTGGGCATACTGGAAGGTAAGGAAGGAATGGTAAAGAGAATAATCCCCAAGAAGAACTGCCTACTGCGTGACGTTGTAGACTTCTACTTAAAGTCAGAAGACTTCCTACGACTGACCTCTAGATCACAGAAAGAGTATGAAGCTAACCTCCAAGCCATGCTCATTACTGTGGTTGAAGGCCGTGCTCTTGGGGATTATCGGAGTGGCAACCTCAGAGTGCGACACCTGACACAGGCATACGAATACTGGCTCTCCTCCTCTGGTATTCGCACTGCTAACTACAGGAAAGCCGCACTCTCGGTAGCTTGGAGACACGCCATGCGTTATGACATTATGCAACATGATCCAGTTGCTCTTGTTAAGACGCAGCAAACTAAGCCTCGCAAGGTTAAGTGGAAGCGTGAGCATCTTCGTAGCTTCTTGAGTGTTGCCTACTCCGACTTCCGTTGGCGCAGCATTGGATTGATCGTCCATATGGCTTACGATTGGGGACAGCGTGTCGGTGACATGAGAGTCATGACATGGGACTCGCTTGACCTTGAAGCCTGTAGACTTGATCTCACGCAGAGTAAACGTAACGCTGATGTTCACCTCCCCATCAGCAACAATCTGTGTAAGATGCTGCGCCAACAGAAGGAAGAGTTTGGCTTTCAGAAATATGTAGCACCAAACGTAACACCTAGTGATGGTGCATACAAGCCATATAGGTTACACCAAGTATCTAATATTATCAATGACATACTAGACAAAGCTAATCTTCCACGTGAACTTACAGCTATGGACTTGCGCCGCACTGCCGTAACAGAAATGATGGAAGCAGGTGTTGACTTGGTAGGTATCATGCAAGTAACAGGGCACCGTAATCCTAACTCAGTGAAGCCTTACATGGTAAACACATTCAGTGGTGCGAGTAAGGCACTAGCAGCTAGAGGAAACGACACAGACGATGACTGACTGGCAGAAACACAGACGCTTTGCTGAGAGCATGACACCTACGGATGGCACGTATCGTGGCAACTGTCCTGCGTGTGGTGGCAATAATACGTTTACATCTGCTGACATTGATGGGGTTATTGTATACAACTGCTACAAACTGGGCTGCAACATAAAAGGTAAGATAGCTGTAGGTCTTACAGCACAGCAAGTCAGGGCTAAGCTACGTCCTGATAGCAAGCCAAAGAAAGCTGATCCTGATACTATGGAGATACCTGCTTATCTAGTTAGTCCTACTAGTGAGCACTGGAACTACCAACACTTTGTGCGTAGGTGGGGCATCTATAACTATCCCGGCTTGATGTATGACGTAAGGCAGGAACGTGTAGTGTTCCCCATCTTATACAAAGGCAGGATCATTGATGCTGTAGGTCGTGCAGTAGGACAACGTAAGATACCTAAGTGGTATCGCTACACTGGTGCCGCTGATTACTTTACTGTAGGTAAAGGTGAAACCTTGCTTATCGTAGAGGATGTTGTCTCTGCTATAGTAGCTACTCAGTATCTAGATAACATAACAGCTATGGCTATCCTTGGCACTAGCTTAACTGACAGGCACATACAAAAGATAGGTGAGTATACTAAAGCAGTAGTAGCCCTTGACCCTGACGCTATACAAAAAACTATTGAGTATCGTAGGGAAATAGAGGCATGGACAGACTTGCCTACTTATGCTATTAAACTAAGTGACGATATCAAGTATCGTAACGCAGAGGACATAGAGAAGCTAAGGGAAATAATGAATGATCCAAGCAACCTACATCGACCACATGGGCAGTGACCTGTCTGTTGTTAACGCAGCACGGGTTAGCTTTGGTAAGAAGAGCACCTTTGAGGGTAGAGTAGGTGGTCCTAATGTCCTAGCTGAACGTGACACCAAGCTGATTCGTTACCTTGCCAAGCACAAGCACATCAGCCCATTCGGCCATGCCTTTGCATCCTTCCACGTAAAGGCTCCGATCTTCGTAGCAAGACAGCTAGTGAAGCATAAGTTCCTACGCTGGAATGAGATCAGCCGTCGATACGTAGATGATGAACCTCAGTTCTATGTGCCTGATGTGTGGCGGGGTCGTAGTGCTGACAAGAAGCAGGGGTCTGAGGGTGTCGTTGATGTAGGTGATTGGGGAGACACTAACTGGGCATGTCTTATAGCCTACAACGATCTGTTAGGGCATGGAGTAGCACCTGAGCAAGCCCGTATGGTTCTCCCACAGTCCACCATGACAGAGTGGTATTGGTCAGGAAGTCTTGACGCCTTTGCTTCCATGTGCAAACTACGCTGCGCCAGTGACACTCAATATGAGAGCCGGATCGTAGCAGATCAGATTAGTGAAATCATGCAGGGGCTGTTCCCTGTAAGCTGGAAGGCTCTTGTTCATGACGAGGAGTTATAACACATATGGGGTATAACTGGTTAGAACTTGTTAGAAAGGTAGACCATGACTGACGATCTGGTGAGGCATCTGCGTAGCAGTCGGGGCTGGCCCACACTGGGCAATGCAGCCGCCGACCGCATCGAAGAACTTGAGGCCAAGCTGGATGAGGCGGTGGATATGTTACGTGTGGCCGATGCGGCGCTTTTTGCTGTGGGCGAGGTGCGCTCGTCATTTCCCAGATCAGCAATCATTACCACCCTCGCCAAACTCAAGGAGGAGAACACATTCCATGAGGGGAATTTAACACATGACTGACTTATTAATCCGGCTGTGGGCTTGGGAACGTGTGTTCCCTGAAGATCAAGACAAACCAGAAGGCAGTCTATACCTTGAAGCTGCTGATCGTATTGAGGAGCTTGAGTCTGTCCTTGAAGAAGTTGACGCTTGGGTGGATGACACAGGTTACTACGCAGATGACGGTGCCGAGTTGGTGCCTGTATTTAAGAAGGTTAAGGCTGTTCTAGGGAAGGGTTACAAACGTTACTGGGAAAAGGAGACTGAAAATGACTGAGAAGAATCCGTGGGCAAACAAGATGTGGACCGAAATCTTCGAAGAGATGACTAATAAAGGCGATGCTTTGCTCGACCTATTCGACAGCGTGTGCATTGTCCGTCTACGTCAGGTGGTCGAATGGTCCCTTGAAGAAATGCGGAAAATCAATGACCGTGCGGAGATTACGGATGTAATGTCCGAAGATTATGCGGAGCTTAGTGCAGATGTTCTTGCCGCTAAACGTCTGTTGGAATACTTTGGGGCATCAACTCTAGGAGATAAAGAAGATGGCTAAATGGGACTTGAGTAAACTAGAAAAAGTAGCTAATGAAGAGGCACGGCATGGTAATCGTGAGGCTCTTGAAGCTATGACAAATAAGTATGACAGTCTGATGGGCTTGATTGATGCTACTCTTCAAGACCTAGATGATGGTGTCCCTGCTTGTGACACTGCTTATATGATTAGACTTACTCTAGCTAAGCTGGACAAAGCGTAATGTTCAGTGTTGAGCATGAGTTCGACTCCACTATAGTTACCTGTCTTGACGAAGATGGTAAGCACGAAGACTTGCAGATCATCCTGTCTGACGGTGTTGTATTTATACGACAGTGGCAAGAAAGTTTAGACAGGTTTTCTGTACTTGAAGTTTCGTACAAACAATTCCTTGACATGATAGCCTCTATGAATAAAACTGAGGGCTTGTTCAAGGTGCACCTAATACGAGGAGAGAGATATAATGGAGTTGGCACTACTTAAGACGCTACTCAATAAAGACTTCTATGAGCAGCACAAGGGTATCCGCTGTCCTGATAACATCTTTAGCAAGGATGTTCGTAAGCTCAAGCAAGCCCTTGATTCTGCTATGGAAGTCTACGACACTGACCTGACAGTGCAAGACCTACACGCTGTGTTTCAAGCTCAGAACCAGAGCATGACTACTGCAACTAAGTCTGCATACGATGATCTGTTCCGTAAGATTGACAAGGCAGAGCCTATCAAGCCAGAGATTGCAGAGGATGTTCTATCTAGTATGTTCCAGCAGTATGTTGGGGATCAGGTAGCTAACATTGGCTTTGAGTTTGTGAACGGTACGAAGACTACACTTGAACCTTTACGCCGACTACTTGAGGATTACAAGGATGACTTTACTCCCAATCTACGTATTGAGTGGAACGATATTAGTATTGACACGCTGCTTACTGCTAATGATCTGGAGACACAATGGAAGTTTAACATCCCAACTCTCCGTAGAAAAGTGGAAGGTGTTAGTGGGGGGCATCTCCTTCTGGTTGGTGCTCGTCCTAATACTGGTAAAACTTCTTTCCATGCCAGTCTTGTAGCTGGCACTGATGGTTGGGCTAAGCAGGGTGCCAAGTGTATCATCTTGTGTAACGAAGAGAGCTATGAACGTGTAGGTGCACGGTATCTATGTGCTGCAACTAACATGACTATGGACGAGGTTCGTGCTAACATTTCTCTAGCTCGCTCACGGTATGAGCCTGTCCGTCAGAACATTCGCATCAAGGATAGCACCAACAAAGATATGCGTTGGGTTGAGGCTGTTGTTAAACACGAGAAGCCTGACATTGTTATCCTAGATATGGGTGACAAGTTTGCCACCAAGAGCAGTGACAAGTCTGATATTTACTTGAAGGATGCAGCTATCCACGCACGTAACATTGCCAAGCAGTACAAGTGTTGTGTTGTATGGATGTCACAGTTGTCTGCAGTAGCAGAGGGTAAGGTCTTTGTTGACCAGTCCATGATGGAAGGCTCTAAGACAGGTAAGGCAGCAGAGGCTGACCTAATGATCCTTATCTCTAAGAACCCTGTAGTTGAGGGTGCAGAAGAGCAAGACACTCAAAGGCACTTGAACATTGCCAAGAATAAGCTTAAGGGTGGATACCACGGTGTGATCCATACAGAGCTAGACGGAGGGCGTTCTATCTATACGTCCTAGAGGAGAGACAGATGCGACTTGTACTAGACGTAGAGAATAGTATCACTAAGCGGGACGGACGGGATCACATTGACCCGTTTGAACCTTTGAATAGCTTGACCCAAGTGGGCCTGCTTAACGTAGACAATCACGAAGAGTTGCACATTGTAACACTGGATCACGTAGAATACAAAGATAAGTCAGGGCTAGGTCGTGCATTTGTACAGCAAGTACTAGACATGACTACCCTGCTTATTGGTCACAACCTACAGCACGACTTGATGTGGCTGTGGGAGAGTGGCTTCAAGTATGACGGTGACGTATATGACACTATGCTTGCAGAGTATCTGTTGCTACGTGGACAGAAGCAGCCACTGTCTCTTGCCGCTTGTGCTGAGCGGCGCAACCTAGAGGTACAGAAAGATGACACGCTTAAGACTTACTTTAAGCAAGGATACAATACTAACGAGATTCCTCTTCGTGAGCTTAGCCATTATCTCCGGTGTGACCTTCTCACTACTAGTGAGTTGTTCCACTCAATCGAACGGGATTATGCCAAGCCCGAATCCGACTCCCTTTCAACCGTTAGGG